CGCAGGCTGATCGGTACAGGCGAAGATGCCCTGCTGACCAGCGTCGCTGCACAGGACGACATCAAGCAGTACATCAACCAAGGCTCGACCAAGCGTCGCCAGACGGTGTCTCGGTTCTTGGACCTCGACATCTTTGACAAGATGTACGAGCTGGCTAAGGACGATGTCAACGTCAACAAGGCCACGTTGAAGGCGTTGCCCGACCGCGACTGGCCCGAGGCCATGCGTCAGCTCGACGAGAAGTACAAGGTGTACGACGTCGAGATCGCCCTGCATGACAACGAGAAACAGGACATCCAGCACCAGCTGAACGACATCGCTCGTGAGGAGCTGAACTTCAAGGACGTCATCCTCGTCACGCCCTCCGAGGTCGAGAAGCAGCGGGCGTTGCTTGGATCGCTCCGCGATCAGAGCAAGAGGTTGGACGGTGAGATCAGTGACCTGGTGACGTCGATGTCCCAGAAGTCGCAGAAGGTCAGCACCATCGACACGTTGCTCAGGGACAACGACGTAGACGAGCTGAAGCGCCGCCTGGAGGCCTTCAAGACGCTCGAGTCGGCAGTTGATGCCCTCAGGTTGGTCCACGAAAAGGACGAGGTGCTGCTGAAGCAGCAACTGCGGTCGCTCAAAATTCTTGACGACGTGCCCTGCGGTGACCAGTTCCCCGGGTGCAGGTTCATCAAGGACGCTCACAAGGTCAAGGACAAGGTCGATCCCCAGAAGGAGAAGGTCGAACGCGCCCTGGAGAAGTTGAAGAAGGCCGAAGAGGCCCTGTTCGAGCTCCAGCGTGAGGACCTGCCCAACCGGGTCAACAAGCTGCTCCAGCTGCGCAACATGCGCGGTGACCTGATGTCCAAGCTGGCCGACGAGCAGCGTGAGCACGACAGGAAAGTGCTCGAGCTCAACAGCGTCCTGGCGCCCAGGATCGCTGAGGTTCGCCAGAAGCTGGTCGAGCTCGAGGAGGCGCTGAAGAACGAGGAGAACGTCGAGATCGTCTCCCTGCGTTACCGCAAGGAGCAGCTGCAGCAGAAGTTCCGTGCAGCGGACGCCAAGCGTCTCGATGCCGCGGCTGCAAAGGGTAAGGTCCAGTCTGACCGCGAGAAGATGGAACAGGACCGCGACCAGCGCGAGAAGTTGCTCGCCCTGATGAAGGCACATGAGCTGATCGCCCAGGCCTTCTCCCGGAAGGGCATCCCGAACCTCATCATCACCAGCCAGCTGCCCGTCATCAACGCCGAGATCAGCAAGATCCTGACCGGCATCGTCGACTTCAACATCGAGCTGGAGGTTGACACTGACAGCGATGCGATGGAGATCTACATCAACTACGGCGACAGCCGCAGGCCCATCGAGCTTGGGTCGGGCATGGAGAAGACGGTGGCCAGCATCGCCCTCCGCGTCGCGCTCATCAACCTGTCGTCGCTCCCCAAGACCGATATGTTCATCATCGACGAGGCGTTCGGTCCCATGGACCCGGCCTCGGTCGAGAGCTGCAACCGGCTGCTGACGTCGCTGAAGCGTTACTTCAAGACCATCATCGTCATCACCCACGTCGAGGGCGTCAAGGACGTTGCTGACCACATCATCGAGGTCAACAAGGTCGAGAAGGATGCTCGGGTGGTGTACAACGAAGCATGGCCTGGAGATCGTACCTCCGCGACCGCCTGATCGAGGACCAACCCGAGGGCTTCGTCGTCATCGTCCCGACTGACGCTGAACCTCCCGTACCGCTCGCGTGTCCCGTCTGCACGCGCCTGATGCGCACGCGAGATGATGAAGCGTCTTGGCGCGAGGTGGGCTGTTGCGAACGGTGTGCCCTGATCTGGGCCCAGGCCCGGCGAGAAGCGTGGAAAGGGGGCTGGAGGCCCTCCCCCGAACAGGTTCGCCAGGCTGAGGTCCAGAGACCACCCATGGCGATCGCCTTTGACGTGGACTGAGGGGGCCATACTTACGGATAGGAGAGCACCGTCTCATGGCTGACATTGACTACAACGCCCTAGGTCAGGCGATGGACACCACTTGGGGCCGGTCTTCGACCCCTGTCACGTGCGCCGACTCGGTGAAGTTCACCATGTTGGGCCCTGACCGCCTCCTGGCATCGTTCGCCGGCATCGTCAAGTTCGTCACTGAGAAAGAGATGATCGAGACGAAGAGGGCATACGTCCAGGAATCCGAATCGATCATCAGCGCCGTGCTGAAGAGCGTCAAGTCCCGGTACAAGGACCTGTGCGGCCTGACGCTGAAGGCCAGCGAGCTCTCGAGCGTGGACAGCCTCGAGATCATCAACATGAACGTCCACAACCCCTTGCGAACAGCCTACTATCGCCGGAGGGTCGTGTTCGAGATCAGCTGATGCCGACGCCGTCCAAGGCTCCATCAAAGCAGGAGCAGATCGAAGAGATCATCAAGTGTGGCAAGGATCCCGTGTACTTCATGAAGAGGTACTGCAAGATCCAGCACCCCGAACGTGGCCTGTTGCCCTTCGAGACGTACCCCTTCCAGGATGAGTGCGTCGGGAAGTTCCTGGAGCACCGTCTCAACATCATCCTGAAGTCGCGGCAGCTGGGGCTGTCAACGCTGTGCGCCGCGTACGCCGCCTGGCTCGCCATCTTCTACAAGGACAAGAACATCCTCATCATCGCGACCAAGCTGCCCACCGCGATGAACATGATCAAGAAGGTCAAGGTCATCATCGACAACATGCCCAGGTGGCTGCTGTTGCCGAAGTTCGAGCCCACCAAGCAGGCGATCAGCTTCAGCAACGGGTCGCAGATCGTTGCCATCCCGACGTCGGAGGACGCCGGTCGTTCAGAGGCTCTGTCGCTCCTGATCGTCGATGAGGCCGCCATCATCCGTGACTTCGAGGAGATCTGGACCGGCCTGAAGCCGACCATCTCAACGGGTGGTTCCTGCATCGTGCTGTCGACCCCCAAGGGCGTCGGTGGCCAGTACTACAAGCTGTGGACGGAGGCCGAGGCAGGCCTCAACGACTTCGAGCCCACCCGCTTGCACTGGACGGTGCACCCTGAGCACGACGAGGCGTGGTTCAAGAAGGAGAGCCGGGGCATGTCCAAGCGACAGGTTGCCCAGGAGTTCATGTGTGACTTCATCGCATCAGGCGACACCTTCCTGCAGCCCGATGAGCTCGACTACCTCCGCGGCCTGATCGAAGACCCGGTCTCTCGCGAGGGGCCTGCACACGGCGTCTGGGTGTGGAGCCCGCCCGTTGTCGGTCACAAGTACATCCTCAGCGCCGACGTGTCACGTGGCGATGCTCACGACTTCTCGGCCTTCCACGTCATTGACCGTGAGGACGGCGAGATCTGCGCGGAGTACATGGGCAAGGTGCCGCCTGAAGTGCTGGCTGACCTGCTCAACGAGTACGGCAAGCGCTACAACGACGCCCTCATCATCCCGGAGAACAACACGTTCGGGTACTTCGTCTGCGTCAAGCTGCGCGACACGTTGGGTTACAAGAAGCTGTACTACCACGACCACAGGGGCGACCCGTTCAACTACATCCCGAACGACCCGAAGGCCGAGCTGCCCGGCTTCCCAAACACCAACCAGAAGATCCGCACCCAGGTCCTGGGCCACCTCGAGGAGCTGATCCGCAACAAGCAGCTGAAGTCGTACTCCAGGCGCCTGTTCGAGCAGATGCAATCGTTCGTCTGGGAAGGCAACAAGGCCAAGGCGGGCAAGGACAGCTACGATGACCTCATCCTGAGCCTGGCGATCGGTTCTTGGCTGGTGGAGGGCACCGCACAGTTCAGCGAGCAGGCGCGCGCGATGGCGTACGCGATCCTTGAAGCTACCCGGGTGGACCGCAAGGACATCAACCAGATGCCTGGGAACATCAACGAAGCCCAGCCACTGGTCAACCCGAACATCTCGGGCATCAACGCCTACAGCGTCATGCGGCCCAGGAACCCGAAGGAGCTCATCAAGAGCCCGTACGCCAAGTTCACGTCAGACTTCAGCTGGCTCACCAAGTGACGCGGGACGGATACTTACATCCACAGAAGGGCAACCACGATGACCGCACAGACCCCCAAGGTGAGCCTGGTTAGGCTCCGCCAGATGATCGTCGAAGAGATCCAGGCGGTCAACGAGCAGGTTGATCACAAGACGATCAACGGCATCGTTGGCGTCGCCTCGAAGCTCCTGGCTGCGGTCGAAGCATTCAAGGAGAAGGCTCCGCCTCCCGCCATCAACGCCACGACCCCTCACCTCGGTGAGCTCGAGAAGGTCCTCGAGAACATGCTGTCCAGCCCAGCCTCGTACGTGCCGAGGATCAAGAAGGAGCCGAAGAAGGTCTCCCTGAGCGCCAAGAAAGGCGACGAGTGACATCGCCACACTCCCGGTGATGTACGGTAAGGATGGCCCCGACGGAATGGAGGGGTGAACGAGATGGCAAGGAGAGAACCCAAGAGCCTTTTCCGCAGACTGACACGGCTGTTCCGTTCGGGACCCGTCGTCAAGCGGAAGATCCGCGCCCTCGACACGACGATCGCTGTCGCTGACAAGTCGAAGTCGTCAGGTACTCTACTCTTCCAGAAGTCGCTGTCGCCGACCTACGCGACGATCACCTCCAACGCCTACAACCTGAGCGAGCGCTTGATGCGCTACCAGGACTTCCAGGAGATGGAGTACACTCCTGAGATCGCGGCGGCGATGGACATCTACGCCGACGAGACCGTCGCCGCAGACGAGAAGGGCCGCTGTCTCCACATCTACTCGGACAACGAGAAGATCAAGGAGCTGCTGGAGGACCTGTTCTACAACGTCCTCAACGTCGAGTTCAACCTCCGTTCGTGGGCCCGCAACCTCTGCAAGTACGGGGACTTCTTCCTCTACAACGACGTGTCTCCGGAATACGGCGTCATCAACGCCTTCCCGATCCCGGTCAACGAGATCGAGCGAGAGGAGAACTACGACCGTGACGACCCGTTCGCCGTCCGTTACCGTTGGGTCACCCTCGGCAACCGGACGCTGGAGAACTGGGAGGTCACGCACTTCAGGCTCTTGGGCAACGACATGTTCCTGCCCTACGGCTCATCGATCATCGAGCCAGCTCGTCGCATCTGGCGCCAGCTGATCCTGATTGAGGACGCGATGCTGGTCTACCGCGTCGTCCGGGCCCCTGAGCGCCGTGTCTTCTACATCGACGTCGCCAACATCCCGGCCAACGAGGTCAACACCTATATCGAACAGCAACGCCAGCAGATGAGGACGACTCCCGTCGTTGATCGCACCACGGGCCGTGTCGACCTGCGCTACAACCCGATGTCGGTTGAGGAAGACTTCTTCATCCCGGTCCGCGGTGGCGAGTCAGGAACCAAGATCGACACCCTGGCAGGTGGCCAGAACACCGCCGCAGTCGAGGACGTGGCATACGTCCAGAAGAAGCTGTTCGCCGCCCTGAAGATCCCGCGAGCCTACCTGGGCTACGACGAGATGCTGTCGAGCAAGGCAACCCTGGCACAGGAAGACATCCGCTTCAGCCGGACGATCAACGTCATCCAAAAGACGATGATGGCAGAGCTCAACAAGCTGTCCATCATCCACCTGTACGCCCACGGCTTTGACGACGAGGACCTGCAGAACTTCACCCTGCGCCTCAGCAACCCGTCGACGGTCGCCCAGCAGCAGAAGCTGGAGCTGTGGCGTGCCAAGTTCGAGATCGGTGGTAGCGCCCCGGAGGGCGTTGTCAGCAAGAACTTCATCCGCAAAGAGATCATGGGGCTCAACGATGAGCAATGTGAAGCGCTCGACAAAGAGCGAGTCGAAGAAAAGAAGCTCGATGACCAGCTCGAAGGCGCCGGAGCTGAGGGAGGCCTCGGAGGCGGAGAAGAAGGTGGTGGAGGCGCTGACGACCTCTTTGGTGGAGGCGGTGGAGAGGCTGGTGGAGGCGGAGGCGAAGAGGCGGGTGGCGAGCCCCCCGAAGAGAACGCCGGTGAGGAAGCCGAAGAAGAAGAGGACACGAGCCACCAGCTCCTGACGGGAGCCGATGACCGTGACGACGACGAGAGCTTCTCGCTGAAGGTGGGCTCGGGCGACGAGCCCCCGGTGAAGGCCCAGTCCCAGTTGCAGAAGACCCTGTACAACAGGGGACGCCGCCGCACCCACGGCGCAAGCAAGACGCACCTGCCTGACTTCCAGAAGATGACGTCGGTCGACAACCACTCGATGGAGGACCCGTACGACGCAGACTGGATGAAGAGCGTCATCTCCAACCCCTTCGCTGAGGCGAAGAAAGGGATCGAAAAGTCGCTGAACGAAGCACCGCAGTACATCAGCGCCATGAACAGGGGCAAGCTAGCCCCCGACATCGCCAGCGCTCTGGGACAGATGACCCGGGCCTGGTACCCACCGCAAGAGGGTCAAGGGACCGTAGTGCTGTCCGAAGCCAACCTCCACGACGTCCAGGACGAGATCGACGGCGGGACCGTCGACGTTGACCTGGTCGAGAGCGGATCTGCAGGCGGCGACCAGCTGAACGAGAACGGGGTACTTATCATCGACGACGGGGACGACGAATGAGCGGGAAGAGCCACAACAAGAAGCGCAACGCAGGGTTGCTCTACGAGTTCCTGGTCCACAGCATCTCGCAGGCCCTGGTCCAGAACAACACCAAGCGGTCGAACGCCGCTCTGCGTCTGATCAAGCGTCACTTCAAGCCGGGCAGCGAGCTCTACAAGGAGTACCGCCTCATCAACTCGTTGGTGAAGACCACAGTCAAGAGCGAAGCGGTCGCCGCGTCGATCCTGCAAGAGGCAAAAGCTGCGGCTCGCATGCACGACCAGGTCCAGCTCGACAAGGAGAAGTCGCTGTTGATCGGTGCTGTCAACAAGGGGCTCAACGACGACAACTTCTACGATGCCCAGGTCAACGAGTACAAGATCCTGGCCACGGTCCAGACACTCATCAACGACTGGCGTACGCCTGGGGCAGACCTGTCCCGCATGGCCCAGTACGAGGACACGCTGGTCAAGTGGTTGGTGACCGAGAAGTCGGTGCCTGCTGACTCTGATCTCCATGAGGAGACACCGGGCACAGGCCGGCTGATGATGAAGCTGATGATGAAGAAGCTGAACGAGAAGTACGCAGGGGTCCTGTCAGGGGACCAGAAGCAGCTCCTGCGGGCCTACGCTTTCTCCACAGCCAACGACGACCCCAAGTCGATCCACCTGAAGCTCAAGGAGATCCGTGACAGTTTGCTCACCCGGATTGACAACTACAGTCGGTCGAGCAACGACACAGAATACGTCAACAAGAAGCTGGCAGAAGCGCGGGAGCTCATCGAGAGCGAGACACTCGAGAGCGTGGACGACGCAACGGTGACTCGGTTCATGCTGTACACCAAGCTCAGCTCAGAGCTGACATCGGAGGAAACATGATCGACACAAAGCTACGACGCCTGGAACACTACGACCTCTTTGACTTCAAGATCGTCAAGGAGGATCGCCCGCCCCTTCTCATCAAGGAGGCAGACGGCAAGACGATCGAGGTGCCGCAAGGACCGAAGATCCTGATGAAGGGCATCCTTCAGAAGGCCGACACCCTGAACCAGAACGGGCGCATCTACCCAAAGGCGGTGCTCGAGCGGGAGGTCCGCAACTACCAGAAGTTCATCATCGAGAACCGTGCAGTGGGTGAGCTTGATCACCCAGACAGCTCGGTCGTCAACCTGAAGAACGTGTCCCACGTGGTGCGTGAAGCTGCCATGGAGGGCAACGGTGCCGTCGTCGGAACCATCGAAGTCCTGGACAAGACGCCATCAGGCGCCATCCTCAAGGGCCTCGTCGAGTCGGGCATCAAGCTCGGTATCTCCAGCCGCGGTGTCGGTTCGACCCGCAAGCAGGGCGAGTACTACGTGGTGCAGGACGACTTCCAGCTGATCTGCTGGGACATGGTGTCCGAACCCTCGACCCCGGGCGCCTTCATGATCCCGGAAGGCAAAGTCATCGATGAGGAGGAGTTGCGTGAGGTCTTCAAGCGCTCTGACCGCATCGACCGGGTACTGAACGAAATCCTCTCATGCAAGGTAAGGTGACACATGCCCCTCGGTAATCCATCAGGCGGCGCGGGCTACGCTGCAGAGTTCCAGTCCTCGGCACTGCCGTGGATGACGTCGTCAGTCGCTCCCGCGGCACCCAATCCGATGAGGATCCAATTTGGGATGGTGACGCGGTTCATCACCATCCAGAACACGTCATCGACAGTCAGCCTGTCGTTCGCCGTCACCTACAACGGTTGTGCGAAGGGCACCAACAAGTACATCCTGACCGCAGAACAGCAGATCACGCTGGAGTGGCGCATCACGCAGCTCTTCATCCAAGGTGAGGGCGGCACTCCCACCTTCAGCCTGGCTGCGGGTCTGACGACGATCCCGCCGCAGAACTTCTACAACGTCACCGGCTCGGCGCCTGATGGCACCAACTGGCCGGGCGTCGGGTGATCCATGCTCGACCTGGTCGAGTACCCGAGCAAGGACCTCAAGTGGAGCTGTGCGCCGGTCACCCGGTTTGATGCTCTGCTGAAGGGCCTCGCCGATGAGATGGCAGTCGCCATGTACGCCGGCGACGGGGTGGGTCTTGCTGCACCCCAGGTCGGCTCAACGCAGCGCCTGCTGGTCATGGACCCGTCAGCGGGCAAGGACGGCAACCAGCTACGTACGCTCGTCAACCCTCAGATCATTGACGTGTCAGAGGGCACAATGACGGGTGAGGAGGGCTGCCTGTCGATCCCAGGAGTCAAGCTGACAGTTCGTCGCTATAGCTGGGTCACTGTGGAGTACCTTGACCTCGAGGGAAAGCAACACAAGGAAGCCTTCATCGACTGGGCAGCACGGATCGTCCAACACGAAATCGACCACCTCGACGGCATCTTGATGCTGGACCGGGTGGGACCATTGACGAGGCAGCTAGCGCTGAGGGGCCTACGTAGGAGCAAGTGACAGATGCCGTTGACACGTTCTGAGCTGAAGATGCTGATCAAGGACATCCTGGTGGAGATCCTCAGCGAGGGCTTGGGCAACGTCCAGGCCGCGGCACACCGTCCCCTCCCTCCCGGCAGGATGCCCATCCAGGGCTCAGTGCGTGAGGGCAAGGTGAACGGCAACGGCCGTCGTAGGGCCCAGTTCGACGAGCGGCTTGACACCCCGATCGCCAGGAACCCGATCATCAAAGAGCAGATCCGGGCCAACTCGGGTGGGAACCCGGTCATGGCAGCGATCCTGGCAGACACTGCAGCCACCACGTTGCAGAAGCTGTCGGGTGACAGCAGGTTGGGCTCAGCCGCGCTCGAGGAGGGTGCAGCGAACGCCTCGGCCAGGGGCCAGGGCATCCCGCAGGTCGAGCAGATCAACGGCAGGCCTGAAGAAGTATTCGGCGAGGAAGCCGCATCACGCTGGGCGAACCTGGCCTTCGCAGAGCCGAAGAAGCTAGCGTAATCCTCTCTGTCTGCATACTTAGTCGGTAGCATACCACGGAGAGGGTGCACCGATGAAGACGAACCAGAAGCCCGTCAAGCTATCCCCCAAGCAGCTCCGGAGCCTCATCGAGACTGAAGTCAAAAAGGGCTTCGGCGACATGGAGGACGTCGAGAAGCGCAAGAAGGACACCGAAGAGGTGGACGCTGACGAGTTCGGCACCGACAAGGCGCTGGACAACCACATCGACTACATCAAGGCGCTGAAGGTCGAAGAGAAACGACTGTCAGAGCGCCTGACGCGGGTCAAGAAGGCCAAGCAACGCGCTGCAGCGTACCTGGCCCAGAAGATCTGAACTGACGGAGAGACGCAATGGGACAGCTCGGTAGGTACACGACATACGTTGGAGGCTCAGCCAACCCGGCGCACGCGCTGTTGGCGACGCTATACCCCAACAGCCCGTTCGCCACGATGCTGTCGAACGGCGATGAGACCAAGGCACAAGCAGCGGTCACCGCTGTTGCCACGTCGAACCCGGGCCCTGACCCGAACGGCGGTGGTCTCCAGCCGAAGGGCGGCATCCAGGCTGGCGACCTCGGCATGTTCCCGACAGGCGTGGACCTGACGTACGGCGGCGCACCCGACGTTTCAAAGGTCAAGTGGACGAACCCGGGCGATCCCGCTAACGGCTACGTCCCCGACGTCACCAGCCCGACGGCAGGACCTGGTCACACCCAGGGCACCGACAAGACGGGCGACCCGACCGGCACCATTCCTCAGATCCAGGCGGAAGCTACGGACGAGGATCCCTCTGGACAGGGCACTGTCGATCCTTCGAACACCGGCCCGGCTATCTACAAGTACAACTCCTTGGGACAGCCCCAGACACCTGGCCAGTCAACAAATCCGCCAACGGCCTGAGGTGGCCACCACCTTGTCTGGGTGGGGGATACTTAACCTCAGGTTTTTGGAGAGAGCATGCCGAAGCAGCTGTTCGAAGAGGCGCTAGCGGACGTCAAGCAGATCAAGAAGGTCGCTGAAGAGAATGCTCTTCGCGCCCTGACGGAGGCCGTGACGCCCCGCATCCGCGACTTCATCGACCGAGCCATCCTGCGTGAGGTTGACGAAGAGGCTGACGCCGACATGGCCGGTGACGACGACGCTCACGGCGCCCCCGGAGCACCCGCTCCTGAGGGTGAGCTGCTGACCGACGAAGAGCCGGCTGGCGTCCCAGCCCCCGCGCCGATGCCAGCAGGCAGCATGAGCGCTGCTGGTCCCGCTGGTGCAGCACCGGCAAGCGGCATCACTCCGCCGGACGCAGAAGGCAAGATTACGATCGACCTGGACGCGCTGTGTGGCGGGTCTGCCCCCGCGGCAGGCATGCCGAGCAACGCTCCCGGCCCCGCGGTTCCGCCGCCGATGTTCGGCGAGCCGGCACCACGCCCTGAAGAGGCTGAGTACGAGATCAGCATGGAGTCGCTGGACTCTCTGAAGCCGATCCTCAGCACTGCCAGGAAGAACGCCAAACCCATCTCCAACAAGGACCTTCGGGCCATGCTGGGTGAGGTGGTGAAGCGTGTAAAGCAGTTCCGAGATGCGGGTGGGGCGGTCAAGGCCACCCCTTCCTACGAGAAGCACATCGCAGCGATGGTTTCTCGCGTGGAGGATATGTATGACTACGTGCAGGAATCGGTTTCTGATCCTGCGCTGAAGAGCTCATACGAGACCGTGCTCGAAAACAGCTTCAAGGTACTCACAAAGCTCCAGGAGTCAACGACGATGTCGCAAAAGACGCAAAAGGGTCGGGTCAACGAAGCGGATCTCACGCTGAAACTGACCGGTTTGCCGGACGAGGTCGAGGACCAACTCGACCAGGTCGGTGTTGACCTCATCACTGGTGAGGAAGACGAAGAAGGCCTGGAAGGCGGCATGGGCGACCAGATGGGCGGCCAAGGCGGCATGGAAGACCTGGACATGGACGCAGGTCAAGGACAAGAAGACGAGGACACACAGATGGAGAACCACCAGCTGAGCGACGACACGATCGTCGAAATCGACGAGAAGATGCTCCGCCGCGAGATCGCCCGGATGCGCTCGCTGCGTGAGGAGACCAAGCCTGCTTCGTGGGGTGACGGCCCCGGCGGCGCGAACATCATGGATGACTTCGGTGACGGAAAGGCCCAGGGCGACCCCCAGGACCAGGAGATCGCCGACCTGTCTCCCGCCAAGGCGGCACGGCCGCTGGGCGAGGCCGATGAGGACCTCGATGAGGCGCAGGACGAGATGGACGAGTCCCAGGACCAGATGGACCAGGGCTACGACCAGATGGACGAGCAGCAGGACGACGACCTCGACGAGGCCCAGGACCAGATGGACCAGGGCACCGCTGCTGGCCTGAAGACGAAGGACATGGCGATGCAGGAGGCTGCTCTCGACCAGATCGGCGATGAGCGCACCCGTGACGACTTCGGTGGATCCGAGACGTCCGTCCCCACCAAGGACAAGAACAACCCGGCAGTTCGCCACGGCGAAGCTGTCAAGCGCCTGGGCTTCGAGCAGAAGCTCCAGGAGCGCGCCAAGACCCGCGCCGCAGCCCTGAAGAAGGAAGCTGCAAAGGCTCGCGCTGCCAAGAACGGCAAGCGCCTGGCCGAGGTCAAGAAGGAGTACGCGGTCGTCGCTCAGCGCTTCAACGAGTCGCTGGCACGTACCAAGAAGCTCGTGCAGATCAAGGCCGCAGCGGCCAAGAAACTGCAAGAGGCACGCTCGAATAGCGCTGCCGCACGGCCCGCGGAGAACCAGGCCGACGCATCCCTCCGCAAGAAGTTGGCAGAGACGAATCTGTTCAACGCGAAGCTGCTCTTCACCAACAAGCTCCTCCAGCTCGAGGGCCTGACTGCCAAGCAAAAGGCGCAGGTCATCAAGCAGCTGGATGAGGCGGCAACCCCGCGTGAAGCGAAGCTCATCTACCAGAGCCTCACAAGGACTCTGGCAGCTCCGGCACAGTCCCTGAAGGAAGGCGCGGACCGCAGGGTCCTCGGCTCAGCTTCTCGGGCAACCCGGCCCGCATCGACGCAGTCCCTCAACGAGGGCGCTGACGTGGAGCGGTGGGCACAGCTCGCAGGCATCAGCAAGCGCTGAAGCAGAACAAGTCACTCTGAACCACCTACGTACTGAACGGAGAG